CGCGGCGGTCGTCGGAGAGCGGGGTCACGCCCTCGAACTCCGGGCTGTGCGGGGTCTGGACCGCGACGAAGATCACGTCGCAGTTCGCGACGACCTGGTCGAGGCCGGCGAAGCGCATCCGTTCGCCGGCGGCCGTGATGATGTCCGCGAACCCATGCTCGTGGCTCGTGTCCTCGGGTGGGCCCGTGACGTACGGGTCGTGGCCGTAGACGGTGAGGCCGCGTGAGGCGATGGCGTAGGCGACTGGCAGGCCGAGCTTGCCGAGACCGATCATGCCGACGTTCATGCCGAAGTCCCGTCAGTCCAGGTGCAGTGAGGCGATCCGCAGCGCCACCAAACACGGCCCATGACGAAGTCGTACATGAGCGTGAGAGAGCACGAGCATCGGGGACAACGCGAGGGAAAAATCACGCCGTCACCTCCGCGCCGACCAAGGCCCAGAAGTCAGCCGCCGCAGTCTCGAGCTTCTCCGGTTCGTTGTCTATGTAGTGCAACGCACCCACAAGCCGGTTCACCACCAACTCGCAGCCCGCAGCCCAAGCCTCCACCACCGCCCGCCCGAATGGCTCCGGCGCCGTCGGCAAATGCACAAAGGTCCGGTACGACCACAGCGTTTCCGCGACACGCTCCGGCTCCAACACCCCGCAGTAGTTCAGGTTCGGTCCCTGCGGCACCAACGGACCAGCCCCGTACACGTCGACCGGCCCGTGCTTGTCGGACCATTCGCGGAGCATGTGCTGGCCCTTGCCGGGGTTCTGCCACGGCGCGATAGCCACCGCCCCCTTGCGCTTCGCATGCCGGCGCTGCTGACGTGACGGCCGGAACGCGTCGAGGTCCAGTGGCGGCGGGATGTTCGGCCACTCCCCGTCGAGGCCGTACAACCGCTGATGCAGGGGAGAGGTGAAGACGTGGTCGGCGTGAGACTCGAGCCACTCCCGCAGCGCGGTCGCTTCGTGTCTCGCTAGGTCGTTGTGGTAGCGGATGACCTGCTTCCCCGCGAGGTCACGAACGAGCGATGGTGGGAACGTGACGCAGTTGCCGATGATCACCGTGTCCGCCGCCGTGAGGTCATCGGTGAGCGTGACGCCTTCCGGGGCTGCGAGGGCGAACTCGCGCATGGTGAGTTCGGCGCCGCCGAGGGTGCCGTCGGCGTTGCCAGGGTCAGCGAGGATCGCGACGTTCACGATCGACCTCCTCGCGCTCGGAACCCGTGACAGCGGACATCACGCTGCGGCCTTCAGTTCAACCGGTGCCCGATCCTCGAACCGCGAATGGGCCTCCTCCAGCGCGGGCAGCATGTACTTCTCAACCACCCGCTCCACGTCGTACCCGGCCGCGTGCGCAATCGCCTTCTCAGCCAACTCCTGACGCGCCCCCTCCGACATCGCACGTGCCCGCCTGAGCGCGTCATAGATGTCGCTCACATCCGGGCGGAACTGCCACGCACCGAGCCTGGTGTAGGTGCGTTGCCCCTCGACCAGCCACCCCGCGCCACAAACCTCCGGCTGCGCGGAGAAGTCACTGACGATCGCTGGCACACCGCAGGCGTTCGCTTCGAGCACGCATAGGCCGAAGCCTTCGCCCGCGCTGGGCGAGATCAGCACGTCCAGCGCCGAGTAGATCTGCGCCATCCGATCCAGCGGGTACGGGTAATGCACCACCCGGTACTGATCAGGGAACATCACCGCGCTCCGCGGCAACCCAACGCGGTCGATCAGATCCGGCAGATTCACCCCATCGAACCGGCCCGCGAGCTCCGTGTGCATGTACAGGAACGCCTCGCCGGGATGCTCGTCGTGCAGCGCCTTGAACGCCTGCAACGCCTCCGCGAAACACTTCCGGGACGGGTTGCCCTTGTTCGCCGCCACCATCCCCGCCACGAACGCATCCACGGGCAGGTTCAGCAGCTCCCGGACTTCCGCCTTCGGATAGGGCCGGTAGATGCTGGTGTCGACGGCGTGCGGCACGTACAGCGGGTCCAGGCCGGCGTCCCTGAGTTGTGTCTCGCCGAACCGTGACATCGCGATCGGCACCGACTGCGACTCATGGAAGAACTGAGCGACCGGTGGCGGGCACGGCTCGTGATCCACCGGCACCCACGACGCGGTATTGGCGCGGCCCCAGACGCTCGGGTTCAAGACCCACACGTCCATAAGGGTGACGATCAGTCCGCCGCGCAGATCACCGTCGAAATGCACATGCGCGTGATCGAGGATCGTCTCGTTGCCGTACGTCTGCCCGATACCGGGGTAAACCGGCAAACCGGACCATCTCAGAGGCGAACCCTCCAAGCCGTAAAAGGCGCTGATGCCGAGGTTGTAGGTTTCCTTGAGGCGCTCACAGAACAGCGCGGTTTGTTGGCCGTAGCCGGTGCTGGTATGCGGAGCGTTGGCGATAAGGAATGCCAGAGGAGGGCTGACTTGGTCTCTGACATTCAGGCATCACCTCCCTTCCGAAGCTCGGCATGGACCTGCCCATGACAGGTCGCGCAACGACCCCTCCAACCTGATCACGCTCTGTTGAACTTGTTCACGTCGATGTGGTGGGACATGCAACCGGCGCGAGGGGCCAAAGCAGCGCTGGCACTTGAACCCGTCCCGCCGACGCATCGCAAGCGAGATCAGGGGCCAGTCCTCTGTGTACGGCAGGTGCGATCGCCCGTCGATGTACGCGGGGTGGAGCTCACCACGCAGTACGTAGTGGCCCTTGACGAACACGTTCCCGGGACGTGTCAGCGTCGCCGGGGCGCTTTCGTGAACCTGCATTGTCTCAGGCGTGGCGGTCGCCACGGGTGGCTCCTTTCGGTGGCTGCGGTGGCTGAATGGACTTGCGGTGAAGACCGCGGGCGAAAGCAAGCCAGCCACCTAGCTCGCCTCGCCCACGCATGTGCGCCCTCGCAGGGCTAAGAACTAGAGGCGGTTCCCCCGAGCGTCACTTGCACCGACGCGCCACCCTGACGCGCCCGCAACTGGCGCTCCAACGCCTGGTAATGACCGACCCTTTGCGCCCGATCGAACCGCTGGCCGTCCTCCGCGAAGCTGAAGTCCCGCGCGTACTTCGCGGCAATCGCGCCCGCGCAATCAGCCGCCGCAGCGACCACGTTGTACGTCGTCCCGCCCGTCGTGTCGACGACGTAACGCTGCGCGAGGAAGTCGTCGACCTCGTCGTCGGTGAGGATCGGGTCGGTCGCGTCGGTATCACCGACGGCGAGGCGAACGCGGTCACGATCACTTAGGGGCAAGAGTCATCCTCCGTAGGTGAAGGCAGTGCCGCCGTGGTAGGTGGTGGCGATGCCGCCCATGTACTGCCAGCCCTCCGTCGGGCCGTATGTCCACGCGCCGTTCGCGCCGTAGGAGAACGCCACAGGAACACCTCCACTCGTCGCAATCACCCCGACGGCGGTGACCGCCAGGGAGCGTTCCCGGACCGTCAGCCCGGACGTCGCAAGCACCCCGGTCGCGGTGAGTCCAACGGCGCGCAGCAGTTCGCGCTCGAACGCGGTGCTGATCTCCCCGGTCGCCGCCAACGTCGCGGCGCGCTCGAGAGTCGACCAGAACTCCGCGGCGGTGACGATCAGCCCCGATGCGGTGAGCGCCGCCGACCGCTCATGGGTCTGCGCACCGCCGCCCGGGATCTCCCCGGACACGACGATCAGGCCCGTCGCCGCCACGGATGCCTGCCGCAGCAGGTCCCGCTGGCCGGCGGTCGCTATGGCGCCCGTGGCGCTGACCGCGACCTGGCCGGTGAGGATGCTCCAGAACTCGCCCGCCGCGGTGATCGTGCCGGTCGCGGCGACGGCCGCGGAACGCAGTAGCTCCCGCTGCCCCGCTGTCGCCACGTTCGCGGTGGCGGTGAGCGCCGCCTGCCTGAGCAGGTCGCGTTGCCCGGCGGTCGCGACAGTCCCGGTGGCACTGACCACCGTCTGCCGGACGTGAACGATCTCACGGCCCGTTGCGACCGTGCCCGTGGCGGCCAGCGACGCGGCCGCCTCAAAGAGCGTGAAGCCGACGCCGGCGGTCGCGATCAGGCTCGTGCCTGAGATCGCGGCAGCCCGTTCGATGACCGCCGCCGCCGCGGGACGTACCGCGATCACGAGCGACGAGTTACGAGCGTTCGATACGTCGGGCGAGAACGTCGGCGGGTCCTCAGACGCCGCGTTCAGTTGCCGGAACGCGACCTTGCCCTCGACGCCGCCGACGACGTCACCGCTGATCCCGGTGGTGACGTTGTCCGTGTAGTTCGTCGGGTCACCCGTCGTGAACCCCTGGTAGGCGCCTCCGGTCGCCGTCTCACCGGAACCCCCAACCAGGATCCACAGCGTGTCCTCGGCGGCCCACCCGGCCGGATCAAACGCTCCCGGGTTCGCCGCCGCTGTCGTGCCGTGAGCTATCGAGCCGACCTCGATCGCCGTCGAGGCGTGCGCCCCCGCGACCGACAGCAGGATCATCGCGGCGTGCCCGGTGACCGTCGCCGCCTGCGTCACCGCGATCGTGCCGGTCTCCGAACCGGTGCTGATCTTCTCCGCGACGCCGATCGACATGTTGCTCGTCGATCCGCCGCGGTCGGCCACCTCGGTGAAGCCACCGGTCCAGCCGGAGAACACCGCGCCCGACGCGGCGCTCGACTGGTAGACGATGCAGATCGCGATCAGCCGGTCGCCCGCGTTCTTGGTCAGCCCCGACAGATCCGGGAACGTGCGGGTGGCCGTCGTGTTCGCCTGGACGTTCGTCAGGACCCGGCCGGCAGCGACCGTCGGGATCGTCGGGAAGGCCATCGGGCCTCACCCCGCTAGGTGATGCTGAGGTCCAAGTCGCCCGTCGGGATTCGGAAGGTGTCACCAGCCGTCACCGCAGCCGTGGAGCTCAGATCATCCGACCCGAGGAACGTGCCGGCGGACGACGCCGTCCAGAACGACACATAGCTGTACGTCTCGGTGTTCGACACGTTCGTCCACTCGACAGCGGCCGTGTTCGAGATCGCCCCGGTGGCCGCGGCGGACCCGAACGTCACCTGCTGACGGGTCGTGTTCGCGGCCGCGTTGGACGTGCCCGCCGCGCCGGGATCCCCGAGGTGCAGCTTCACGTACACGGCGGCGTTGGCGGTGTACGTCGTGCGCCCCGCCCACGCGTCCAGCATCTTGTTGCGTTCGCCTTCAGCGAAGGTTCCCATCGCTCAACCTCTTGTCTCAGGGCACCCTGCGGTGCCGCTCGGTGGGGAGCGGATCCACCGGCTCGGTATCCGGGTCCTCGAACTCGTCGTCGAGGTCCCGCTGGAACCACTCCGGGTCGGCGTGGGCGGGGTCGCGCGCCGGAATGCGCAACCCCACCCCCTCCGACGACTGGTGACGGTCGATCGTCACCTAGTCCTCCTTCGGGGCGCCCCGGTACTGCAGGATCAGGTCCCCATCGCGGGGGTCCTTCTTCGGGGCGACCTCGTAGGTGGAGAACCGTCCGTCGCTCGACGTTTCCGTCTGAACGCGCGCAGCGCGCTCGAACGGATCCGCCGTCGTCTCGTCGATCTCCTTGTGACGATTCTTGGCCTTGGCCATTTACACCACCTCCAGTTCGCTCATGAGCTTGTTGTGCTTCCGGAAGTTGCAGTCCGGGTGCGCAAGCTGAACGTTCGCGTAGGAGTGCTCGCCACCCCGCGAGAGCGGAATGATGTGATCCACGTTGAAGTGGTCCACCTCGACCGCCGCGCCGCAGATTCCGCAGATCCCACTGTCCCGTTCGTAGACGGTGAGCGCATCGACGTTCTCAACGAACTGGTCGCGCTTTCTGGCCCGCCTCGCCGCCGCGTACACCCGTGCCTGCGCCAGATGCTGCTCATAGTTGCGCTCACGCCACCGAGCAACGTTCTGGCGCTGGTAGTCAGGGTTCTTGGCTCGCAGCTTGCGCGCGGCCTCGGTGCGCTTCTGCCGATTGCGCGCCTGGTACTGACGGTGGTACTCCGCAGAGCACTCTCGGCACCGCGGGTCCAGACCATCGGCCCGCGGTGCGCTCCTGGAGAACGCTGCCACCGGCTTCCACTCACGACAGCGGTAGCACTGCTTTGAGCCGTCCACGATCGGCTTACGCAAATCGCGGGATGAGTGACCGGCGACATACCTGCACGGCTCGCCCTTGACATACCCGCGCGCCGTGCAGTTTGCCTTCCGGGCCGGAACCGGCTCGCCACACCCGCAAGCGCAGCGGGGCCAGTTCCGATCCGAAGGGTTCACGCGCTGATTTTACCGGTGAACGGCGGCGTTCTACGCCGTGTTCACGATCGCCACCACGGCCCGGTTGAGGTCGTGGACCCAGAACCCGGCGCGCATCACATACCTGAGCGCCGTGAGATCGTTCTGATACAGCGACGTGCCGCCGACCGTCGCCTCATTCGACGGCTTGACACGAATGTCGTGTCTGATCCGGACGTGGATGTTCGGCCGGGACGCAACGACCGCCACGACCTTGTTCGCGCCGGCCGCCTCCGACAGGGTGTTCAGGTTCGTCGACACGAACCGCGGCAGCCCGTAGAACGGGTCGTTCAGCGGCGCGTACAGCCCCTGCGACAGGGCCGTCACCGTCGCCGACGCCGTGCCACCGCCGGACACGCCGGTGATGCGGGCGTCACGGAGATGCCGGCCGGCGTCGCCGGGGATCAGCACCCCGAGATCGCGGTAGCCGTTCGCCTCCAGCGACCCCATCGCCGCCGAAACCGCCAGCGCCAGGCCATCCTGCTTGGAGCTGTCCCACTCCACCGTCGAGGTGGTGGCGGTCAGCTCGGAGTCGAACGCCCCGATGATGTTGGTGCCGGAGTCCTTGCCGACAGCGTTCGCGTCCGCGACGTCGGCGATCGCGGCACGGATGCCGGAATCGACGAGCACGTTGAGGTCGCCGTTCTGGACGTCCTCGATCATCTCGTCGGTGAACGTGATGATCGACGCGATCTTCTTGATGTTCAGGGTGCCGCCGGAGAACTCGGCGCCGGTGACGGGCTTGGTGCCGCCCTCCCCGACGATCTCGGCGGTCGGCGTGCCGTTCCAGATCGCGAACGCCTCGCGCCGCGAGCTGGTGGTACGGGAATCGCCGGCGAGCGCGAACGCCCCGGCCTCCTGCAGCAGCCCATTGGTGAGCAGCTCACCCTGGGTGGGAGGGAGAAGGATGCCGCCGGCAGCGTCAGAGAGCCCCGACAGCGGAGTGTTGTTCGGCATCGCTGCCAAACCCCCTTAGTCACTTGGACCCCGCTGTCGGTGGCTACGCCGCACCGTTGGCGGCGACGACAGGGTTGGTTATTCGCTACGAATCCCGAACAGCTCCGTGACCAGCTGGTTGTGAGCCTGGTCAGGGCTCTTCGGGGCGGGCGCGGGCTCTCGAGCCCCGCCGTCGAAGTCCGGAGTTGGTTCCGTCTTCGCGTTTTCGAGGATGAGCGCCGCCTGGGCCTCGAGTTCCTCCCGGGTCGTGGCGGTGAGCAACGGCACCAGCTTCGCCGGCACGTTCTTCTCCGTCGCGACCTCGAACCGCAGGAGCTTCGCCTCGGCCGCCTGCTTCTCAGCCTCCAGCTTCTGCGCTTTAGTCTGAGCCTTCTCGAGCTCTGACTTCTGCGCGTCTTCGTACTCCTGCGCGCGGGCCTTGGCCTCCTGGGCCTCCTTGCGGTGCTTCGCTGCCTCTGCGCGAAGCTGCCGAACGTATTCGGCGTCGAACGTCTTGGGTTCCGTGCCCTGCGGGTCGGTGCCCCCGGCGTCCCCGGGTGTCTGGGCGGCCTCCTGGGCCTCCTGCGTGGTGCTAGCGCCCTCGTCGGGCATCGGTGACCTCCTGGGTCAGTTGGTGGCTTAAAGCGCCGCGTCGAGCGGCTTCTCGGTAATGAAGTCCGGCTGATCGGTCGCCAGTGGTGACCTCGAGACAAGTTCGTCGAGCGTGATCTCACCGGCGCGCAACGCCTCCGCCTTCTCGGGACCGAACTGCTCGTCCTGTTCCTCACGCGACATGCGCCGGAAAATCTCGATGCCAGTGAGGATCGGCACGAGATTGCGAACGCCGCGAACGGTGGGGGCGGGGACGCATTGGCAGCCCGGGTGAACCGCGAACTGCACGCCGGACGTTCCAGATAGCGCCATGCAGGCACCACACGTACCGGCCGTCGCACGCTGCCAACCGGTGATCCGGTCGTCCGCGTCGATCGCGTCAAGCAGCGACCGGCGCGCCGCGTGCATCAAGTCCATCTCGACCATCCGCCTAGCCCGCACGAGCCCCGCCTGCAGCGCCTCAGGCGGCGGTTTGCCGTCCTTCAACGCAGCTCTCACCGCGATCAGCGGGGACTGCAGCGACTCGGTGAGCGGCCGGCCGTCGCGCGACAACCCGGCGTACGCCCTCGAGTCGATCATGACCGCCCGCACCCTGCGTCCGAGCTCGGTGGACAGGTAAGCCGTCAGGAACCCCGCGGTTGCGCGTACCGCCTCCGTCTGCGCGCCAGCCAACACCGCAGCTGCACGCCCGGCCCAGGCGGTGGTGTCGAGGCGGTCAATGGTCGGCCAATCCCGCTGCGCGGCCTGCTCCGTGCGCTGACGTATCGAGGCAAGACGTGCCCGATACGCGTCAGTTAGCTGCGGGCTGCGGGACGACCGGGGCACTTCGCACCCCCCTACTCCGCATCTGGATCACGCGGCTTCTTGCCCTTCCAGGTGATCGTCCCGATCACAGCAGCAAGTTCGGCGCTGATTCGACGTATCTCGGCGTAGTCCAGGAGAGGCGGCATCGGTCGCTCCATCTCTTTCCGCAGCGCCGCGATCTCGGCGGCTAGTTCGGTGTCATGCGCTGCGCCCGCGAAGCCTGGGCATCGCAGGATGACTTCGCCATCAGCGGTGCGACCGATCACTTGGCGTGTCCACCCGTGGCCCTTCACGTGACGACTCGCACCTTGGGGATCAGTGGCTTGTCCTCCGGTCCCTTCACGAACGGCGGACACCAAATACGCCGGCACTCGTTGCACCTCGGGCAAGGCTTGATGTTGCTCGGATCATGATCGGCGAGTCGAGTGCCGCGCGGGAAGTGCTTGTAGTGGCCGCGAACCTCAAAGCGGTGTGAGTAGTCGATGTGTTTGCGCTGGTCGTGATCGTCGCGCGGGCGACGTTTCGGCGAGCTAACTCGGACGGTCAGCGCCACGCGACCCCCGCGACGCTCAACCGCTCGACGCTCCTGGCGATTGGGAGATCCCTCTACGAGTTCAACGTTCGCGGAGTCGAGAAGGAACAGCACCGAATACGCCATCTCGGCGACGTCAAGGGCGATCGTCTGGTGTTCACGCGCCAGGCGATCAGCCTCGTCCGGAGCAAGGTTCATCCCGCGCGCTAGATCATCTAGCGTAGTTAGGCAGTCATGGATATCCCATCCAAAGCCGCTCGGCGAGTCATCACTACTCGATGGCCACGCAATCAGAAAAGTAGGCACAACGGTCTGTGTTCGTACCCTCACGAACGGCCAGATGGTCGGGTACGACTGGTCCCATCCATCGATCTGCGGAGGCGGCCGTCCGATCAGGGCGCCTAGCGCGAACATGTCGTGACCGCTTCCAAAGCGGGGCATCGGGGCGTGGTCGAGCGAGATAAAAAGCGGGTCGAACGGCGGTCGATACCGCGTCGCCAGCGCCGCCGAGTCGCCGTAAGAGTCAAACGCGGGCAGCGCCTCGACCTGCTCGGCCGTGGTGGTGACTACATGTGCAGCGGCAAGGCCACGCAGCGCCATCCCGGCGTAGATGCGGGCAGCATCAACGGGCGCGTTCGTAACTTCAGTACAGGTTCGCCAGACCTCGGCAAAGGTGCCCGCCGCAGCCCACTCCGGACACCTCACGCGTACCGCTCCAGGATCTCGCGAGCCCACACCACCAGATCCTCCACCCGCTGACCGGCAGGCTGCTTACCGCTCCACAGCTCGAGGTTCTCGATCCGATTGTCGGTCTTCACGCCGTTGCGGTGATGAACCGACTCATCCGACGACAGCGGACGGCCCAGATGCTCCGCCATCACCAGCCGATGCTCCAAGATCCAAGCCTTCCGCCGCCCCGTGCCTACGTCGACGTAGCTGAAAGCGTTGGGCGTTCCCCACGGCACCGTGCGACGAATGTATCCCTGCGCCGTGATCGAACCCTCGCCCCGCGCACGGCGCGTGACCACGTGTGGGTCACCGCATCGACGAAACCGCTGGTAATGGAGGGAGCACATTCCACGCGCTTGGTGGACGCGCTCACATCCCTCGACGGTGCAGATCGCGGGACGTCCCTTCACGTAGACGCGACCATTACGATGATCCATGTTCAACCCCCTAACGGTTGAGCCGTGGCCCCGGCAGTTTGAGCGCTGCGCGGGGCCGATTTACTCTGGAACCGTACCGACAGGGTCGGCGGTAGCAGCCAGAAAAGCGTCGGCTTCTTTCATCGCCCGCATTCTGTCTATGACCTGCGGGCTGTACCCGATGTCCTCCATGATCTGCTCCCACGGCACACCAAGCGACTGACGCTTCGTTGCCGCGTCGAGAACCTGCGCCATCGACCGAGACTCAGTGTTCGCCCAAATCGTCTCCGCATCCGTCGCGGACGCCCTCGGGTCATCAGAGTCGATTGCCTTGAACGCAAGCCGCTCCGTGTCCTCATGCGCTTCGCCCATCGGCTGCTTCTTGTCGTTGGACTTCGACACAAGCCCCGCGTCAAGACCGACAAGCGCCTCGGCGGACAGGTTCGAGATCGCGGCTGGCCGGAAGTAGTAGATCGGGATGCGCGTCTGCGCCGCGAGGTCACCGATCAGGCCGTCCATCGCGTCCCGGAATTTCTTGAGGTCCGCGGCGTCGAACTGGAACGCGCTCGCGTCCTTGTTCGGGAACATCCACACACGGGACTGCGACGCCGTCAGATCGGCGTTCTTGATCGGCTTGCCCTCCGCGTCCCTCGGCGTATCAACACCAAGCAGGACGCGTTGCGGGTACGCCTGGTACTCGGAGCCGATCAGCATGTCGCACAGCAGCTTGTTGATGCCGTCCTGGATTCGCAGTGGGCCGCCGGCTAGGTCGGAGCGTCCGCCGCGCAACATCGATGGGTTGTTTGGAACCTCGATCACCGGCACCTCGCCAAGCGGGTTGCGGGCGGCGCCGATTGTGTCCCACCTGCGATCGGAGGCACGCTCGACCTGCAGCTTGCGGGCCGTTGTGCGGTACTTCACGACTCGATCCGGGAGGTAGACGTTGGCGTAGATGTACTCGCCGTCCGCCCACTTCTTCAACGCCGCAAGCCGCACCCGACGATCACCGGGGGCGTGCGCGACGATCACCTGCGACGGATGCTCACCTGTGATCCTCGGGAGATCCCCGTTCGGCTGAACCATCCAGTACGCCATCCCGAGCTTGATCGCCTCGGTATGCACCATGTTCGACTGCGCGTCGAGACCGTTCGCCTGCCAGATCCGCCACGCCTCCGTGTCCGCGTCCTGGCCCCCGAACCGAAAACCCTGAACCCTGAGTCGCTCCGCCGTGGCATCCACCACAAGCGGCATGTAGTTGTCGGTGAGTTCCTTGAATAGGCCGCCGTACGCGTCACGGAACTTGCGTGTCACGAACGCCAGCACCTGATCGCCCTCGTAGTAGGCGTCGAACACACTCAGGCGCGACCAGCGCTCATCGAGCTGATGAACGAGGACGTCGCGCCACTCTGCCGGTGTACGGTCGGGCAACAGTCAGCCTTTCGGACTACAGGAAGTAGACGGACGTGTCCGCCGCTCTGATCGCGTCGCTCGGCTCAGCACCAGCGGCGATCGCATCGCCGCGCGCCTCCCAGCTCAACACGCCGGCGGCTGCAGCGTCGATCTTGTTCGACGAGTCGGGCTGCTCCTTGCCGATGACATGCAGCGGGCGGCCCTTGTCGTCACGGGCGCTCGTCTTCCAGCGCACCGCGTTCTTCACATGCTGCGCGAAGGTCTCGTCACCATTGTGCGACACCGTGCCGGTATTTATCGCCGCCGTGTAGTTCGACACCGCGAACGCGGTCTGCTTCGGGCGATTCATCAGCCACGCGATCACCTTCTGCGCACCCCAGCGTCCCTGCCACTTCTCCACCAGCGGGTCGATGTTGCCGGTGCTCGAGCCAGGGTCGATGTAGATCCGCCACACGCTGTAGGTCTCTACCGCCTCGGACACGGCCCCGTCGACCTCATCGAGCGAGTGCTCGTAGTTCTCGGGGGCGTTCTCCGGGCGCTGCCAGATCCCGATCGGCCACTGAAAACCGGTCTCGACCTCCGTTGCGATCACGGCCAGCGCGTCCACGAACCGGGCGCCATCGATGCCGAGCACGACAAGAGCGCCGGCGGACGCACGATGATCGGACGCACACGCGTCCCACGCGTCACCCGAGAACGCCTTGCCCTCCGGCGACTGCTTGCGATTCAGAAACCAGCGTTCAGCCTGCGCAGGGTCACGCGGCAGAAGACTGAGAATCTCCGAATCGATGCGATCGACATCGATCCACGGCGCGATCACCCCAGTCTCACCGTTACGTCTGCCGGTGACTGAGTCGCCGTACACGATTCGCAGCGCCCGTCGGCGCTCGGCCTTGTTGCGGATCGACAGGCCATCGGGCGGCTCGACGTCGTCGTGGAGGACGCCGTCATGCTCGTTCTCGGCGGTGTACTGCGCCACCGAGTTCTCCGTCGGGTCCCATGCATTCGGCGTCGACAGCCACCGGCCACCCATGCCCGCCAAACCGCGACGCTGATTGTCAGCCAGCTTGCGGCCCTTGTTCTGCTCGGTCCACGACTCCGTCTGATCCTGCACCGCCGCCGTGATTCGCTGCCCCAATCTCGAGATCGCCGACGCCGTCACCGGCTCGATCTTCCCGCCACCCGGCAAGTTGATCCTGCCCAAGCCGGTGTCCTCAACATCCGACCCGAGCGCGCCGAGCTCAATCATCGGCAACAGCGCCGAATACACGTTGTCGGTCTGGTCCTCCGACACCGCCGTAACCTGGATCAACGGCGTCGCCCACGGCTTGCCGACCGGCTCACCGTTCGCATCCCAACCGTCGAACACGACCGGACCCTGCGCCTCAGCGCAAATCCACGCCGCGGCGATCGGGCCCTTCCCCCACTTCTGCGGACGCGTCAACTGCGCGCCGCGGTAATGAACGAACCTGCCCGTGTCAGGGTCCAGGCGATAGAAGTGCAGAAAAAACCGCAGCTCCTCGTCGGTCAACAGAAACGGCTGCCCAACGAACTCGCGATCAGGGATCGCGCAGCGCGACTCGATGAAATCAGCGACCTGATACCCGAGCGTCGGGAAGGTTCGATGGCGTGAGCAGATGCCACCCGACCACTGGGTCTGACGCCCATCTTCTCGACAATCGGGGCATGTTGCTCCGGCCCACGCCACGGCACTAGCCCGCCTCAACAGCCCGCAACCGCCGCGCCGGCTTCGCAGCCGGATGCTGCACAACCTCGCCGCGGCTGATCTCCCACTGCAACGCCCGACGCGCCTTCGGCGACAACCCAAACCTATCCTCGAGCGCCTGCATCGCACTGAACGCCGACACCGGCAGCTCGCCTCGATGGAACTCGTCGCGCATCCGCGCCAAACGCACCAGCGAATCGAGATCCGCGTCCTCCCAAACCGTCGCCATCGGCGAAGCCCAAATCGTCGCCCACCATTCCACCGTCGACGGCAGCCACTCCTCGCCCGGCAGTTCCGGGGCAGGGCCTGAACGCCCCCCAGCCGGGAGCTCACGCCACTGCGCCTGGCCCGCATTCCGTCGGCGCCGCTGACCAGGAGGCTTAGGAACAGGAGCCATCCGTACCCCCCTCCCTAATCCGTACAGATGGCGAGACGCCCACCCCGGCGACCGACTGCGAGGCCGTTGGGGGTCCCTCCCCTGGTGACGCGAACAGGCCGCGCCGCATGTCGTGGTATTCCCGTGCCACTGGTAGTTGACGCGCTATGAGGGCGGCTTGACAGACGACGCATGCCAACCGCCTGGCTGCTGCTTCGCCGTCTTGCGACTGTGGTGTGGTTGGCATAGTCCTTCGAGGTTCAACGGGTCAAGACCGTTAGGGCCTAGTGGGTCGCCATCGATGTGGTGAACGTGCACGGCGGGGGCTAGGCAGCCTTCGTGCCATTGGCAGATTGGGTGTTGCTCGAGGTAGTGCTGACGGACTTGGCGCCATGCCCGTCCACGCGTCCCGATTCCCTTGTACATCTGCTGCTCAGGCGTGGCAGGGCGCCGAGCGGCTGATTCGCGGCGTTTGGCCTTGGCGTGCTCGAGGCAGCGCGTGTTCGGTGTGAGTAGTGGGCAGCCGGGTTCTGCGCAAACTCGGAGAGTCATCAGCGCTTCTTGAGCCAGCGGGTGAGTCGGCGTGCGTCTCTGGGGGTGATGCAGCGTCCGGCGAACAGGCGGATGCAGCCTTTCTGGGCGCCGAGGAGTTCGCCGTAGCGGCCGTCGTAGATGTACGTGCCGACGCCGACGTCCCAGTTGAGGATGAGGTTGCCGGGATGCTCGGTGCTGCCGGCGCCGATGTCGAGGTTCGGGTCGCCGATCACGCCACCCTGGATGTTGCGAACGTTGAGGAGGTCGCCTTGTGGGAGGTAGAGGGCGGGTCCTCCTGCTGCGCCGCCGTCGGGGATGGTGGTGACGGTGCCTGTGTGGTCGGCGGTCGCTATCGCCGCAGTAGTGAGCGCGAGGAGTAGGAGGGCGATGAGGAGCGCGAGGAGCACAGGGTTAGTCGTCGTCGAGAAGGGTGGTGAGTGCCTGGTAGGCGTGGCAGGCGTTCGCGAGCGCTTCGCTCCAAGCCGCGGCGTCGTCGGGGCGGTTGTCGATGACGGCTGCCTGGGTTTTGGCTGCGAGCGAGCCGGCGGTGTCGGCGACGGCGGCTTGGAGCTCGTCAAGGCTCATGCGGCTTGGGCCTCCGGGACGCTCATCGTCAAGTCCTCGAGCAGAATCTCCAGTGCCGCCTCATCACGAGAGGCCCCGTGCCGTTCGAATGGCTGCTTCTCACCGGGCACGTACACGCTCACCCAATATTTGCGTGTGCCGGGCAGCCTTCCGTAGCGTGGGGCGGGCCAGCCGGCGTCGTGACAGACATCCATCAGTTGGTCAAGAAATTCGCCCATGGTCACCAGGGGTCGAATTCCGGGTCGCTGCTGGTCGTGTAGCCGACGACGGGGTCTTGGATGAGATCGGCGTCGCAACGAACTGCCCCTTGTATCGGCGTGCCTCCTGCGTCAGGCCCCTGTAGGCGCCACCGCCAATAGGGTCCCACCACCAGGCCCGTAGCCGGTGGAGGAGGTGACGGGGGGTCGGGGGCATCCATGCCTCAGAGTGGGTCCCGTCCGGCGTGTGGGCCAGCGCAGGGTGTGGTTGTGTGCCCTGTGCGGACGGGAGAAGCGTTGTGCGCGGCCCCGGTTTTGGGGTCGCGAGGAAACGGCCGGGGTGGGCGGCGCGCGGCTGTGCGGTTTGTCTGCGCGCCCGGTCCAGGTTAGCCGTCGCGCGGAATTCTAGGAGTTGTTGCGGCGGACGGAATGCGCGCTGGTCGTGCTTGGGCAAGGAGAGAGCGTCATGCGGCCTTCCGCACACGACGGGTCACGCAGGATCGACACATGCATGTCCCCGCACCGGCTCAGCAGGTCGTAGTAGCGGTCCTCCCACTCGTCACGCTCGGCCCGGAGGCGCGCAATCTCGGCCGCTGCTGCATCCAGCGCCGCCCTGACCTCAGGCATGTCGGCCACCTTCACGGTGACGGTGCTTGGGTGGGCAGGAGTCGGCCCGTCTCGCTGTGCCGTCATGCCGCCCTCCGATGCACCCTGCGCTCAATCCTGCGCAAGTGCCTCACAACACCCACGTCATCCCCCGCATCCCGCGCCTTCCTGACCAACCTGAACTCATCCCGCAAATCAATCCTCGCCGCATTCGCATCCAACCTGGCCGCCTTGATTCGATCCTCGAGCGCCAACAACTCCCGATCCACCACCAGCGCCACGAGCTCAGCCTGCTGACGCTCCGAGTCCCGCCGACGGGCGCGACGCGTGAAACCGGCCAGCACCTCCGGGTCGAGCACCTGCCCGGCGACCAGATCCGCCTTCGCCGGGTTCGTGGTGTAGCAATGCGCGTCACGCGCCGGCGTGAGATGCACCGGCTGCTCACGCTTGAGGATCGCTGGCGGATGCAACGCCGCCCGTCCCTCATCCGTTAGCCGTGCGACGCGCGCGGGCTGGCCGTCACGGTCAGTCCAGGTGATCCAGCCGTTGCGCCACAGCGCGTCAAGGGTTTGCAGCTCGCGGTGCGAACTCGGGCGCTGAAGTCCACGCCTCTCGGCCTTCAGCAGCAGCTTGCGGTGATGGGCTTTCATGCTGTGTTCTCCCTGCAAACAATGGGGATTGAAAGCGAGTCGACGGCGGGAATCTTGCGCGGGTTCGATTCCCGCCGTCTCCGCTCAACCCCCGTAATCCACCGTGTAGAGCCAAATCCAGGGAGTCCACGGGGGGAACGATCTGCACGGATCACTCGTCGTCCTCCATCAGCACCTGCTCCATCGTCCTGGCGAGCTGGTCGACCTTGAACGCTGCTTGGCGCTCGTCGAAGCGGCGGTTACGCGCCCAGTCGTGTCCGCAGTCGAGGCAGCAGCCAGGGTCGCAGCAGGTCAAAGACGTCGTCATTCCTCCTCCGCAAGGACGTCGGCCATTGTTTGGGCAAGGGCGTCAATGTCCCAGTCCGCGTACACATCCCCCGTCGTCTGGATCGACGAATGCCCCAGCAGCTTCTGCACCGCCTTGAGGTTCCCCGTGGCATCGAGCACCCGCTGACCGGCGGTGTGCCGCGCCTTATGCATCCGCTCCCCACGAGTCACGCCCTCGGCCACGACGCCGGCCTTCGCGAGGCAGCGGTACCACCAGTCGTGCAGGCCGTGGCCGCTCATCGGCTTGTCGGGGAAGCGGCGGGCGCCGGCGCGCGGGATCGTGCGCTGCCTGGCCATCAGGTAGTGGTCAGGCTTGGCCTCGGCCTCGACGATGTAGCGCTCGAGCTCGTACCAGAACGGCTTAGAGGGGATCGGGATCTCGCGGACCTTCTCGCCCTTCGTGAAGACGGTCAGGCGGCGACGGTAGTGGTCGAAGTGCTTGATCTGGACGCGCGCGAGCGCACCCTTGCGCAGCCCAAAGTCGAGGAGGAGCCGAACGGCGAGACGGTCGCGGATATCGTCCTGGCTGGCGATGATCGCGCGAATCTGGTTCGGCGTGAACGTCTCGCGATGGACTTGCCGTGACCGGGCGCGCTCGACCGCCAAGGTCGGGTCGCCCTGGAGCGCACCGCGGAGCATGTGGTGCCGGAAGAAGTCCTTGAGGATCGACAGGTTCTTGTTGTAGGTGCGCGGGGCACCGGACCCGTACTGGTGGTCGAGGAACTCCTCCACGCGGCCCGTCCCGACCGGTGGTTCGAAGTCGTCGAGTTGGAGGTCCATGAAGTAGCGGACGAACTTGTCGAGGCCACCCTCGTAGTCGCGGTAGGAGGCGTCGGTGAGGCGCTTGCGCTTGGCGCGCAGGTACGCGGCTGCGTCTTGGCCCAGCGGGTACTGCTGGTAGCTCTTGTCGCGCACCGCCTCGCGCATGATCCGCGCGGCTTCCGCCACGGTCAAGGACGAGACGCTCGTTGCCGCGACTTGCGGTGTCACCCGGCGAGCCTCCGTAGCGGGTACAGCAGCGCGAGCGCGATAGCGCGCCAGCCGTGCGCCCTCCTACTCGTTGGGCTAACTGAGAGCGCGCTAGGGGCCATCGTCCCCCGCTTCCCAAGCGATCAGGAACTCCGCGCACCACTCACGCAGGGCACGCACCTGCTCGACGGTCAACGCCGCGTAATAGGGCGGGTCGTACGCCGTGGTTTCCACGATCAGGCGCGGCACGCCGTCGATCTGCGTCTCGTAGACGGAGAGCACGGTGTTCTGGTCAGTGGTCGTCTGGTGGCGGCGCGTACGCTCGCCGTGCATGGGGCCAAAGTGGCGGGGATCGTTCATCTGCCCATCCTCTCGCGCCTCAACTAAGGTCCAGCGCCTCCCGCACGACGATGATCGCTTCGCCCTCAGGATCGAGGTACGGGATTAGCGCCCCAAGCGCATCTCGGTAGCGGTTCGCAGCGGCGGCGTCCGCGCTCAGTTCAGCCAGCCGCGAGGCGGGCACCTCGTACATCGCTTCGCTGGTGCTTCTGCCTCTAGGCGAGAGCGTCACTGCCGCTCCGATTCGCGCGCCTCACGCGCCAGTTGTGGAACCGGACGCGCAGCGTCGGCTTCTGCGGGACGTAGTTCTCTCCGCGCCAGCTAAGGACGCTGCCGTCCTTAGCGGCGAAGCACTCTGGGCCGATCACGATGAAGTCGCCTTCGGTGTACGGGTACATGTGCGCCTCCTTGTGGCTCTCAGAAGGGTGGGGACGCGGCGTCTGCGTTGGGATGCTTTCGGCTGATCGCCTCGCCCGGTCATTGAGCGCCGCCTGCTCCGCCTGCATCGCCCGAATGTCCTGCTCGCCAGGGTTGCTCATGCGAAGTAGCACTCCTTTCGGTGATCGCGCCAGCGCCGCCGGCACGACATGCAACGGTCAGGCCACACGTACGTGAACCACCAACGCAGAACCGGCAGATGCCGCCAAAAGCGCCTCCAGTTGCCCCTATCCAGCGGCATCGCGCACCCCGTCCACGAGCCGGTTCCCGTCCCGGTCACACTCATAGACCGAACCGCAACACCTGCGCGCCTTCACCTTCTGCGGCATCACC